ATCTTTATCACCACCAGCCAACATGATACCAGACAATGTGCCGGTTAAGAATGTGGCGATAGGTATAATCAACTCAAAGAATTTTTGGTCAATTGGTGAAATAGCATTAAGTGGTTGGGTAACAAATATTAAAGAGTATAACACCACAAATACAATACCAAATAATGTAAGTGCTAAACATATACCAATGAAAAACTTCAAACGAGCCATTAACTGCTCTTCGGTATACATAAAATTATCAGGTTGTTTTTCTTCTTTATTAAAAATATTTAAGTTCATTTGCAATTCGCTCCAGTTATTGGTATTGGTGTATTTTGTGCAAGAGGTTTATTTCCATCTGGTCCTAAGCGTGGGTCGTTTTGGCCTTTGAAAATGTGAGAAGGACAAGTTCTTGTTACATCACATAGAGGTAACTTACAAATGTCTTTGTCCCAATTAGCTGGGTCTTGGCATGGGTAACGAAACTTATCACCACTAAAATATGCAAGTGTTAGTGGCAACAATAACAAGACAATTAGAAATTTAGCTAATTTTTTATCATTCATTCATTTTACCTTTTTTTATTTAGATAATTATCTTTTAGAATTGTAGAGTTTTCCATTGATAACTACTATTTCTTCTTTAACAGCCTCTTTATACAATTTACCCCATTTTTCAGCAATATTGGAATCTCCCATATATGGAGAAATAGTTTTACCATCTTCATCAGTCCAATACCAAGTGGTGTTTATTGCATCACCATAGTGTTGAAGCTTAATATTTGATTTATTCATTGTTAAATTATTAAAATTTAGCTAAAGTTTCTAACATTGCAACACTTAATGATCCTATCAAAACTAATATAAAAATTATTACTGGCAATTTATTCATAATACCTCCATTTCAGTTTATTATTTAAACGCTCCTGATTCAATCACCATTAAACAAAAACAAATTATAAGAACGAATATAAAAATGGTTGGTTGCATATTTACTTATACAACTTAAAAAAGTATGTTACTAAAGCCGCAGCCGTCATACACCACCAAAAAACCTGAATTTGTTTCTGCCTATCCTTATCCATGTATTTTAATTCATCGGCTCTATCTTTTTCCATTTTTGCTTTGGTTGCTTCAACTTCAGACCAAGCAGTTTTACCATATTTTTTAATGGCTTCCAGTTTCAATTCGTTCACTTTTTGTTGGTGAGCTTTTTCTTTTTGATATTTTTCGTAGGCTCTAAACTCTGCCATTGTGGCTAAGTAATCTTGTTCGGCTTTGGCCTTCATTCTGTTGATATGTTGTTGATGAACAGCCTTTTCCATATCGGCTTGTTGATCCACAACCACAGAGCTTAATTGTTTGCTCACTCCCTGAGCGGCTTTTAGAGTATTAACGGCACCTTGGGCGCCGGCAACAATAGGGTCGGACATGTGATTTCTCTTAATTGTGTTATAGGAGGATAATAAAGAATACCAAATGTCGGATTGACAAGGTCTTGAGAATAACGTATAATCAAATCAACTACATACTTATTTATAACGTGGAGATAACCAAATGAAGATATTAGCTATGAAACTTATTACCGGAGAAGAAATTCTTGGTGAAATTGAATCCGAATCGGAAACTGAATTTGTGATTGAAAATCCAGTTGGTATTGCCATTGTGCGTGATCCTAAGACTGGTCAACCCAATGTTGGTTTTACACCTTTTCCATTACATGCCGAACAAAAGAAAGGATCTACGCTTGCCATCACTAAGAAGAATGTAGTATACTCCTATGTTCCGGCAGAAGATTTTGTTAATAATTATAACAGCATCTTTGGTGCCGGTATTGTGATATCAAAACAACAAATCATCACGGGTTAATTTGAGTAATTTCTATACAAACATACAATGTTTCGGTAATAACATATTATATCGAGGCATTCAAAATGGTAAGAGAGTGAAGGATAAAATCAATTATTCTCCTTCACTTTTTATACCTTCTAAAAAAATAACAAACCACACCTCACTCGATGGTGATTATCTTGATGAAAAAAAGTTTGCTTCTGTTAAAGCAGCAAGAGATTACATTAAACAATTTGAAGGTGTATCTAATGCACCTAAAATTTGTGGCCAAACTCGATTTGAATATGCCTTTATTGCTGACCAGCACAATGGTATGGTCGACTATGATTACGAAAAAGTATCTGTTGCCGTAATCGATATCGAAGTTGGTTCAGAGAATGGTTTTCCTGATCCATATCAAGCAAACGAACCAATCACAGCAATCTGTTTAAAATTTACTAAGAGCAAACCAATTGTATTTGGGTGTGGTGAATATCAAGTTCAAGAAGGTGAAATCTATATTCGTTGCAAAGATGAATACAATCTCTGTAAGAAATTTCTAGAGTTTTGGAAAGACAAATATCCAGACATCATAACCGGTTGGAACACCAAGTTCTTTGATATACCATATCTCGTTAATCGTTTTCGTAAGATTCTAGGTGAAGAAGAAGCCAAAAAACTATCACCATGGAATTACATTACAGAACGCAAAGCATATGTGAACAATCGACAGTTAATTGATTATACACTTGTTGGAGTATCTTCACTTGATTATATCGAACTATACAAATGGTACGCACCTGGCGGTAAGTCACAAGAATCATATCGTTTGGATAATATTGCACAAGTAGAACTTGGTGAAGGTAAGTTAGATTATGATGAGTATGATAACCTTAATGCTCTGTATCGTTTAAATTTTCAGAAGTTTATTGAGTATAACATTAAAGACGTTGAACTCATTATTAAACTTGAAGATAAGTTGAAACTGGTTGAATTGGCCGTAACTCTTGCCTATGACACCAAATCAAACTTTGAAGATGTGTTTGCACAAACTCGTATGTGGGATTCTCTAACATATTCTTATTTGTTTGAGAAAGGTATTATTGTACCACCAAGAATAGTTAAAGATAAAGATTCGGCATTTGAAGGTGCCTATGTTAAAGATCCACAAGTTGGTTCACATGATTGGGTTGCTTCATTCGACTTGAACTCTCTTTATCCACATTTGATGATGCAGTATAATATCTCACCAGAAACACTAATTGAGCCACAAAATTATACAGAAGAAATGCGTGAGATTATTTCACAAGGTGTTTCTGTTGATAAACTTCTAAAGAAAGAGGTGAATATATCTAAATTAAAAGATGCAACACTAACACCTAATGGACAATTCTTTCGTACCGATATTCAAGGTTTCTTGCCAAAGATGATGGAAGAAATGTATACAGATAGAAAGAAATTTAAGAAGCTAATGCTTCAAGCAAAACAGGAGTATGAAAATGAAACGGATGATTTCAAAAAATACGCAATTGAAAAACGAATTGCCAAATACAATAACATTCAGTTGGCCAAAAAGGTCTCTCTTAACTCTGCTTATGGCGCTTTGGGTTCTCAGTATTTCCGTTTCTACGATTTGCGGATGGCTCTTGGCGTCACTACTGCTGGCCAATTAAGCATTCGTTGGATTGAAAATAAACTAAACCAATACATGAACAAATTGTTGGATACTAAAAATGATGACTACGTTATTGCAAGCGATACTGATTCGATTTATTTACGTCTTGGAGGCCTCGTTACAAAGGTCTATGGTGATAGAAATGTTGATACAAACAACATCATTGCATTCATGGATAAAGTATGTGATGATAAAATTCAACCGTTTATTGATGTTTCCTATCAGGAACTTGCAGATTACGTTAATGCGTATTCGCAGAGAATGGAGATGAAACGAGAAGCATTGTCTAACAAAGGATTGTGGACAGCCAAGAAACGATATATTCTAAACATTTTTAATAACGAGGGTGCGTCATATAAAGAACCATACATGAAAGTGATGGGTCTGGAAATGATTAAGTCCTCAACACCATCTTCAATTCGTGAGAAGATGAAACAGGCTATCAAAATAATGATGTCTGGCACAGAACAGGATATACACAATTTTATTGCCAAGTTTAAAGAAGAATTTCGTAATCTACCACCAGAAGAAATATCTTTTCCCCGTGGTCTTAATGGTTTGAATAAATATTCAGATGCAGCCACTTTATATAAATTAGGAACACCAATTCATGTTAAAGGTGCAATTTTATATAACAACTTTTTAAATCAAAATAATCTTACCAAAAAATATCCACTCATTCAAGAAGGCGAGAAGGTCAAGTTTACATACTTGAAGATGCCAAATCATTTTAAAGATACAGTCATTTCATATCCTTCACGATTACCAAAAGAATTAGGTTTGCATGATTATATCGATTATGATATGCAATTCGATAAAGCTTTCTTAGAACCAATCAAAGTCATTTTAGATTGTATGGGCTGGTCTACAGAAAAGGTAAGTACATTGGAGGACTTTTTCTCATGATTATGTTAACACTATTATCAGCATTATTACTATCAGGCATTGCAGCCTATTATTCCATTATTGGTTTAGCTGCAATCTTTACAGGCGCATTTTGGCCAATTGTTTTCATGGGCTCGGTTCTTGAAATGAGCAAATTAGTTACTGCATCATGGCTGTATCGTAATTGGAAAACCTGCCCACTTTTATTAAAATCATACTTGACATCTGCCGTAGTAGTATTAATGGTGATTACAAGCATGGGTATTTTTGGTTTTCTATCTCAAGCACACATTGATTCCACATTAGAAGCCGGTGCCAACTCAGTAGAAATAAGAACACTCAAACAGCAAGAAAAGATTGCCAATGAGCGATTAGAATATTTACTGAAACGTGC